AACCCCAATCCCAACCCCAATCCCAGCCCCAATCCCAGCCCCAATCCCAGCCCCAATCCCAACCACCAGTGTCCGCACCCGCACCTGTTATAAGCGTTCACGACATTCGAATTGACGACACTTCAGCCAGTATAAATATAAAAGATCCGCTGGAAGTGTATTATACATTGTATAAGGCGGCAAGAAAGCGCGCACACGAAGCCAAAAAGGAGTCCATTGCCGCATATTTAGACGCAAAGAACATTAAAAATACTTATAATTTACAGCTCGCTCCGGATGACGATGACGAAGATGATGACGAGGACTCCGATACAGAGGAGTCCAATTCTGATACCGATAAAGGCGATGTCGATGGTGACAATAACGACGCCGGTGATGATGATAGTGATGATGATAGTAACAATGATGATGGTGGTGATGATGATGATAATGACGATCATGCTGCCGACGATGACTATTTAAAAAAACGGCCACCAATTAACATTTCCGGAGATTCAATTTCATTGTCATTATCGGACTATGCTGCCCTTCAGTGAAGAATGTAGTTTGTGAAAACTGCGAGGTTTATTTAGAAATACTAAGAATTATAAACGATATTTTAATTTTGTTTCGAAAAATAATTTGGATTTCGGATATACATGCGCGGCATTCAAATTAAATAAAATATAAAATAAATAAAAATAAAATATTTTTATCATATTTATTTTATATATAAGAATAATAAAACAAACAACTATTCTATAACAACCGTTTACTTCATCGCAATACAATGAATTCTGCAATCGTTCGTGATTTACAGAGAAATTTTAGGCAACACCACATGATCGCAATTTTAGGCGCTATTGTGCTTCTATGGGCAATTTATCAGTATTCTACCGATAAAAACTTTTTCCCCGAGAAGTTCGTCGGCCAGCCTCAAGGATTGTCCCCCGCGGCCACTTCTGCCAGTGCCGGTTCCGGATACCAGCCATCCAGCGGTATGCAGGGAAATGAGTATGAAGACGTTAGCGGTATCCAGGGTCCCACTGTATCCGCTCCCAGTTCCACCAGTCACGCTGTAGCTGCCCCAGGTGACCTGCTTCCGAACATGAACATGCTTCCCAAGGACCCCAACAGCCAGTGGGCCCAGTTGAACCCCTCTGGTAGCGGTGACCTCATGAACCAGAACCTTTTGAGCGCTGGATTTTTAGCGGGTATTGACACCATCGGCAATACCATGAAAAACCCCAACCTGCAACTTCGTTCCGAGCCTCCCAATCCCCAGCTCAATATCGGCCCTTGGAACAACAGCACGTTTGCACCGGACCTCATGCGCACCCCCCTTGAAGTTGGTTGCGGCCCCCAGTAATTTGATTATTAAATAATAATATTATATAATATGTATGTATATTATTAATTGTTGAGTATATAACGTATAACGTATAACGTAACTATAAACCTATAAACCACATTATTTATTATGAAGATTGACATATTGGGATACGTCATTATATTTTTTATAGTGGTTGTGTGCCTGAAACTGTATCAGGAATCTGACACGTTCAACCTGAAATGCATTATATCCAGCGTGGATGGAAATAAGTATTGCGTTCGCGAACGGGCGCGTCTGGAGGAGTCTGCCGATATGCTTGCGAAAATTACCCAGAAAATGAAAAAGATCGTTTCGGTGCTGGGCGAGAAGTATCCGGACCGTCCGAACGTCAAGCGACTGGTGTCACGTTTCAAGCCCGAAAAGGTTTCGGAGACGCTGCCAACAAGCGAGTTCACTGCGTATAGTGAAAATAAGGGAGAGAAACTCGCATTTTGCCTGAACACCACTAAAAAGGGCAGTAAACTTATTGATGAGAACACTCTCACGTTTGTGGCACTTCACGAGCTAAGCCATATTGCAACTGAAAGCGTTGGCCACAAGGACGAATTCTGGGACAATTTCCGGTTTTTAATTAAGGAAGCCAGTGATATTCACGTCTATAATCCAGTTGATTATAAAAAGGATCCCAAAAATTACTGCGGGATGACGATTAGCGACAGCCCATATTTTGACAATTAGCAAAAAAAATTGATTTAAATTCCTTTCAGAGTGTAAAGGATAGCACGCTTGACTTCAATCAATCAACATGCCTTCGATCTCATCGACATCTGTCCCGGGAGCTGCAACTGCAACATCTACTCACATGCATGCAACAATCTCGTCAAAGGATAAGGAATCCGTCAGACGTCGTCTGTTTGCCGCAAAGACTTTTACAGAATTTGGAACTCAAACTGGACCCGATGCCGCCGATGCCGCCGCCGAAACCGATGCGAAACTGGAATGCTCTATTTGCATCGAACAAACAACTGCCAAAAACGTTACAATCACCGAATGCGGCCACTCGTTCTGCACATCATGCCTCCTGAAGCATCTTGCAATTCGCAATACGTGCCCCAACTGCCGCGCCGAAATCGAGCCCGCTCGCGCTCCTGCAATTGAGCCATTAAATGCTACAATTGCTGCTAACATCATTCGCGAGGAGGAGAACGCCATTGATGTCACCCGCCGAATCGCCGTGATTGGCGCGTTTCCGGATGCTGAAGGGCGCGCCGCAATGATTCTGTCGCTTGTTCGAGAACTTGCATTCGGGGCCGCTCACAGCATGGCTGGCTGGCAGGGCACGAGTGAAGCAACATACAATTCATCTTGGAATGCATTTGATTACAATGAAATCGATGAGGAAGACGAGGAAGACGAGGAAGACGAGGAAGACGAGGAAGACGATGGAGACGAGGAAAATGAGGGACATGAGGGAGATGAGGAAGATGGGGGAGATGGGGGAGATGAGGTAGATGAGGAAAATCATCAAGATCACGATGATAGACATTATTCTCTTCATGATTATGCGAGTGTTGAACTTGCTGCCATTTACGACCCGATTATCAGAATCAGGGTTGTGCCTCGATCATCACAAGCACCTATCCCAATCCCGCTCAATCCAACCGATGCAACTCATCGTTCGCCATTTCAGTCACCTCGGCTTCAGAGTTTCCAACTGGAAGAACCAGTTGAACGACCAGTTGAACATTCGATAGAACCGGTTGCACTTGCGGATGCAGTTGTTACAACGACCACCACCACTCCCATCCCACATAGAATTGATTACTTCGACATTATCGTTGGCAATTTCGTTCGCGTTTTCGTGATTGCATTCGTTCTGGTCGTGCGTTACTCAACTTAGAGATGAACCTGACTATTGTAAAAGTATTTCAACATGTGACATGTGACCTCATACTAACACAAACTAATACAACTAACACTTTTTTTCAAATAATATAAAAATTGAATGACAATCATAATATATTATTTGGTCAGCACGCGTATCTGCAACTCTGCAATTCAACAACACTCATTGCAATCAAACAATGGCATCGACGACATCATCTTCAGCTGACTCGCTTTCAAAATACCAAAAGCTTACCGATTTGGAACACGTATTAAAACGACCCGATACGTATATCGGGCCTATTAACCCAACAGATGCTACCGATTTTATCGCCGTGGTATCACCTTCGCCAGCGCCACAAACAGCGCCACAAACAGCCACATCGGCTGAAAAAGAAAAAGAAAAAGAAAAGGATTCAACAACACTGTTGGCAGCCGTGACAATGGTGCGCCGCCCAATAACATTTATTCCAGGTTTATACAAACTGTTCGACGAAGGACTTGTGAACATGCGCGACCACGCAATTCGTCAGGCACATGCAATCGCGGACGGAAACGCGAACGCGCTCCCGGTGACGTATTTGGATATCACGTGCTCTGCAGTCGACGGCACAATCTGCATGACAAACGATGGAAACGGCGTTGACGTTGCCAAACACCCCGAACATGACATGTGGGTTCCCGAAATGATTTTCGGCCACCTCCGCACTTCAACCAACTACGATGAAAGCAAAAAGGAAAAGATTGTCGGCGGGAAAAACGGGTTTGGTGTAAAGCTGGTGTTCATTTGGTCAACTTGGGGCGCAGTGGAGACGGTAGACCATGTGCGTGGACTCAAATACTACCAAGAATTCCATTCCAACCTCACGGTGATTTCACCCCCAAAAATAACCAAATGCTCCAAGTCCAAACCCTACACCAAAATCAGCTTCCGACCAGATTACGCGCGTTTTGGACTCCAGAGCAATGTTCCAACTGCCGATATGATGTCACTCTTCATGAAGCGCGTGTTCGATATTGCTGCAGTCACTGACCGTAGTATCCGCGTGAAATACAACGGCGAAACAGTTCCAGTCAAGCATTTCCAGCAATATGTAGACCTTTACATTGGCGGGAAGGGCGAGGCAAAGCGCGCATATGAATCGCCAGATGCTCGCTGGGAGTATGTGGTGTGTTTGACGCCAACTGACGAGTTCGCGCACGTTTCATTTGTCAACGGCATTTACACGCCCAAAGGCGGGAAACACGTGGAATACATTCTCGGCCAAATCGTGCGAAAACTGGCAGCGCTCATCAAGAAGAAGAAGAAAATCGACGTGAAGCCCAATACAATCAAGGAGCAGCTTATGCTGTTTCTGCGTTGCGATATTGAGAACCCGTCATTCTCCAGCCAAACCAAGGACGAGCTCGGCACGAATGTCGCAGCATTCGGTTCATCGTGCACAGTAAGTGACGATTTCATTGAGAAGATTGCAAAGATGGGGGTCATTGATGCCGCATGCGCTTTGACGGAAGTGAAGGACGCCAAAGCTGCCAAAAAGACAGACGGTGTGAAATCGCGCACGCTTCGTGGAATTCCGAAACTGATGGACGCCAATTTGGCGGGAACGGATAAGTCAGATCAGTGCACCATTATATTCTGCGAGGGCGACTCCGCCAAGGCAGGAATCGTTTCAGGACTCTCAAAAGAAGACCGTAATTTCATCGGAGTTTACCCAATGAAGGGTAAAATATTCAACGTGCGCGGCGAGGCCACAAAACGTATTTCCGAGAACCACGAAATCGCGGAAATCAAGCAAATCATGGGTCTGGAAACGGGGCGCGAATACACACCTGAACTGGTGCGCACAAAACTGCGTTACGGTAAAATCCTCTTCATGACCGACCAGGATTTGGACGGGTCGCACATCAAGGGCCTCGGTATCAACTTGTTTCAGTCCGAATGGCCATCGCTCGCACATATTCCGGGGTTCATCGGCTTCATGAACACGCCGATTCTGAAGGCCACTCGGTCTGGAAGGGGCGAACCCATGCTGTTCTACAATGACGGCGAATACGAGGAATGGAAACGCACTCTTGGCGCCAATGCGGAAGCACAGGACACCGCACTCAAGGCGTGGACTATCAAATATTACAAGGGTCTGGGCACAAGCACGAGCAAGGAATTCAAGGAATATTTTGAGCGCAAGAAAACGGTGTCGTTCGTGCACGGCGGTGAAACGTGTGACGATTCCGTGGATATGGCGTTCAACAAGAAGCGCCCCGATGACCGCAAAACGTGGCTCGCGTCATATTCCAGGGACGCGTTCCTGGATACGCGCAAACCCGAGGTGTCGTATTCCGAGTTTATAAACCAGGAGATGATACACTTTTCGGTGTATGACAATGAACGGTCCATTCCGAATCTGATGGACGGACAAAAGCTGGGTCAACGGAAAATCCTGTATGCCGCGTTCAAGAAGGGGCTCACGAAAACGGAAATCAAGGTTGCCCAATTCAGCGGTTACGTGTCGGAGCATTCCGGGTATCACCACGGCGAGGCCAGCCTGAATGCCACCATTGTTGGCATGGCGCAGAACTTTGTTGGCAGCAACAACATCAATTTATTCGAACCCAACGGTCAGTTTGGGACCCGTATTCAAGGAGGAAAAGACTCAGCGAGTGAAAGATACATCTTCACGATTCTGAACCCGCTCACGCGCATGCTGTTTCGACCGGAGGATGACGGAATAATGAAGTATCTGAACGATGACGGCGAACTCGTGGAACCCGTGTTTTACGCGCCGACTATTCCGCTCGTGCTTGTGAATGGAACAAAGGGAATTGGAACGGGATTCAGCACGGACATCATGTGCCACAACCCGCTACAGATTATTGCGTTTATGCGCGCTCTCATTGCGGATTCGGAAGAGACTTGTGGCATTGCTGGCACCACTGCAGGCACAAGCGCAAGCGGAATCGCAATTGAACCGTTCTACCAGGGATTCAAGGGAACAATTGCAAAGTTGAACTCGTCAGAATCGGGTTCGGGTCCCGCGAAATACGCAATCAAGGGTTCTTACATTGCAATCGACGACCATCGAATTCGCGTGACTGAACTTCCAATCGGGTTTTGGACGGAGGATTTCAAGACGCATTTGGAGGCGCTGATGGAGCCTACTACGAGCGGAACCGGTGCAAACGCGGTGCATACGCCGCCACACGTGAAAGAGTATTGCGACATGAGCACCGACTCGATCGTTGATTTCATGATTACAATGACGCAACCAATTGCTGAGCGCGATCGCTGCCAAGCTGTGACAAGTGTAACGGAATGTAACGGTTTGGAAAAAACGCTCAAGCTCTATACCACGCAGTCGACATCCAATATGAACCTGTTTGACGAAAACGAGAAATTGCGTCGCTACGACACTGTTTACGAGATTGCGCGCGCATTCTTCCCGGTCCGCCGCGAGATTTATGAACGGAGACGAAGCGCAATGCTCGCGAAGCTTTTGAGCGAGTTGGAAGTGCTGTCCAATCGGGCCAAATACATCCAGGAACAGTTGGACGACGCGCTGGATTTGCGTCGTCAGAAGCGTGAGTCAATCAATGCATTGCTTGCATCGCGCGGATATGCGGTGCGAGACGGCGGATATGACTATCTTCTGAAAATGCCCCAGGATGGGGTTACGGAAGAGAAGGTTACTGCGCTAATGACCGACCGAGACTCAAAGCAGCGCGAATACGCCGAATTGATGGAAACCAGCGCATTTGCACTATGGATTCGCGAATTGGATGCATTGGAATCGGCGTATAGTGTGATTGTGGAGCGAAAAAGGCGGGAAGATGCTGCTGCAAGTTCTGCTTCTGCAAACGCGTCGGCATCTGCCGGTAGCGCGGGAAAAGTGAAGAAGACGATGATTGTCAAGCGGAAAATGCCAGTGCCTGCAATCGATATCGCACCTCATTAAGGAATAATGTAGAAGTTTACTGTTATCGTTATCGCAAGCGTAAGCATATATACATAAAAAAATTGATGTGAATTTCGAAAGCTTATTCGGATAGGTAGGCCCCCAAAGCAACAAACAATTCTCGAATGGCGTATACCCAAAAATCCAAACTTACCGACTGCCAACTTTTATCGCTGGTTCAAGCACAGGTTGCAAGTGGAACAACCGCAACTGAATGTCCTACATGCTGTGAAGTGTTCACAAAAATGTTGCGCAAACCAATTGTCTGCCCCTCTTGCGACTACGCGGCGTGCCACAACTGCTACAAGACATTTCTCACCAGCGATGGTGTGAGCCAAGCCAAATGCATGAAGTGCAACACGGAAATGACGACTCGCTTTCTCAAACAACATTTTACTGACACATTTATAAGGGGTGACATGCGCGAACACAGGGTCAAGATTCTTTACCAGCAACAGCTGGCACTTCTTCCAATGGCTCAACCCCGCGTCGAGCGCGAAAAGCTCGCTCGGCAGAAATTTATGGAACTTGAAGATGTCGATCGACAGATCAGAGAATTGATGATTCAAAAACGGATTATTACGGACGATATCCGATTCCTCAGACACGGCGGGATTCATGGAAGCGATGCGATCGCCGTCTCTGCATTTCAGCACAAATGCTGTGACTCGGAATGCCGAGGATTCGTGTCGTCGGCTTGGAAATGTGGCGTGTGTGACAAATTCTCATGCACCCACTGCCACGAAATCAAGGGAACAACCAAGGAAGAAACTGATGCACATGTTTGCAATCCCGACACGGTTGAAACCATCAAGCTCATGAAAAGCGACACAAAGCCTTGTCCCGGTCCAGGATGTGGAATCTACATACACAAGACCGAAGGATGTGACCAAATGTTCTGCACATCGTGCAAGAATTTGTGGTCCTGGAAAACGGGTCGCATTGAAGAGCGTGGGCACAATCCACACTACTTGGAGTGGATGCGCAAGGGCGGTGGCGCTGGCGCTGGTGGAGGAATGGCACGTGACCCAGCGGACATTCAATGTGGCCGCGAAATCGATCGGCGATTTTCTACCGAGCTTCACACTATACTTACAAGCGCATTTACTAAAATGCGCTATTTTGGCGAGCTGGCCAAACCGACTGAAGATATAAAATCGTATGACGGAAAGATGGCCGAGATCATACAATCCGTCATTCACATGCGTTTGCACGACATTCCGAATTTCCGCGAAGGTGCAGAAGTCAGAACGCGTATGGAGAAACTCCACGTGTCGTTCATGTGCAAGGACATCACCGAGGAGCAGTTTCGCAAACGCGTATTTCGTCTCCATCAGGATTCCGAAATCAATCGCCAAATTCTCGACTTGCTTGTGGCGGTTCAAAATGCTGCGACCGATATCATGTATCGTATTCGCGACACATTCGTCACAACGAATTCGATGTTGTCACTTGGTAAGACAGTGACTCATGATTTTGTGAAAATCAATGGCCTCTATGAAAAGGCGGTTGGCCAAATGAACGAACTGAAGGAGTTACGTGCATACGCAAGCGAATGTTTGTCTGACATTTACTATACCAGCTCCGTGAACCCCAGACACCGATTCAGTTGTGATGTCAGTTTCGAGATGCTAACACATTGAAAAAATTGAAAAAATAATGAAACAAATACAAAATACAAAATAAAAAACAAAACAAATACAAAATAAAAAAATAAAAAAACAAGGTAAAAAACCTTTTTTTTATTTTTATTTTTTATTATATTAAACTATAAACTATTTTTAATTTTTTAATTTTTAATACACCGCTTCAATGAATACAATGAATTCAATGGATAGCATCCTCGGACCTTTAGACAAACGTTATTGTTTGTATTTTTATTACATCACGATTATATTTTTCGTGCTTATGGTTTTCACGTTTGTCGGCATGTTATATCACGCCTTTAAAAACACCGGTGATACCAAATTCTATATTGCCGGAATTGGCATGCTCCTCTCATACGGTGTTTTCTATTTTCAGAGCCGTCTATTATACTCCATGTGCGTGGGCAGGACGACTGATAATTTTTATTAGTGAGTTGCGTTAAAACAATAAATGATACGATAAAAAGAAAAAGTAAACATAAGAGTCAAATATGAGTTAATTTTTTCTTTTTATAACCAAATATAAACAAATAATATAAACGCAATACAAACAATAAAAATGTTATTATTTACAATGTATGTCAACGACGAGTATACTGCTAAAAAAATGGAGTCAGCATGTAAAAAATTAGGTAAGAAACTGAAGACTACAACTGGAATGCAGTGGCAATGGGTAAAAAATGGAGAAAAAATGGTTATTGCGTGTGATTTTTATAATTACGACGTTGATGATTGATGCCGAGTAGAATAGTTTCATGTGATTATGTGATTGCAATTCTTTCTCACACACCGTGTCTGTTTTTCGGCCAGCTTATTATAACGAGATTCATTATAATGTTTAGATGTGCATTTATTGTGAATCCGCCACTCTGCAGCAGTTACATTCTTTAATCTTTTTAATGTCATGCGCGCGTATTTACTACCACATTTGCGTTTCAATGATGTGCCATATTTTTTGAGCTCTTTATCCATAATCCACCCGGGTGTGCATTTGGCATCTCGGCATTGCTCATATTTTATTAGACGTGCCCTTAAAACCCGTGTGGGTATCTTTCGTATCATGTTTATATATATAAAATATAAATATAAATATAAAATTTAAAGTTGCATGTGATTGCAATTCTTGTTCATAAATGCTTATTGCCTACGCGTGCGTTTGCTTCTGTTACGGTTGCGGCATTGCCTGCGTCGGCTGAGGCGTCCACCTTTAGTAACAAAAAACTTCTTATATCTTTTTTGGGTTGTCGACCTACTGGTGCTCGGTGGCGCTGATGGCCTTTTAGGCTTTGCTTTAGATTGAGTTATCGTTGCATTGCTGCCAGTATTGGTAGTTGTATTAGACATATTATTAGTAAGAAGCTGTTTATATTATATACAAATATATTATTATTATTTATTAATTATTAAAATTAATTCCATTCCTAAATAAATTCAAACTTATAAATATTTATTATTAATTAATTTAACAAGCAATACAGCAATAAATCAATAAATCAATAAATCAATAAATCAATAAATCAATAAATCAATAAATCAATGAGCGTATTTAAAACTCAAGTTCCGTTGCCATTTTTCTACACATTTCTCGAATCTATTTGTCCGCCACTAAATGCCGCCGACGTTTCTGCGTCAAAGAATCATTTTATCATTGATATTAGCGCATTTAAGCGCGGCATATTTATGGATGTGATACGCCCATTCATGGAAACCATGACAATAAACTACTACCGGCCAAAATACGCCTTTTACGCAGAACGACATATGACCGGTCCTGCATCGTATGCGCATTTTATTCAGGTTATACGGCACATATGCAAAGATGCAAAAATTGACATGATAACGAGTTTAAAATATGAACAATCGTTATCAAATAAGGTCTATTATGTGAGAAATATGGATGCGTTGATGCCGCCATAATTTAAAATAAGTTAGGGTTAACGCGCGTGGGAGCACCGTGTCCAAACATCACCATATAGACAAGAATAATGCCACTAAAAAGGGCGCTTCTGTCCTGAGCTACTGATTCGGATTGTTGTAATCCGTATTTCATAATCGCATACAATACTGCGAACGCGATTAGCGCGTGAACAATCATAGTAAAACCACTTTCGGCCATTTTATTGATTTGGAGTTGTAGGTTGTAGGTTGTTTTATAATGGTTTTAGATAATAATAATTGGAATAATAATAATAATAATAATAATAATAAATTAACAATATGATTATTATATCCCTAAATTAAATGTATTTAATTTCGTTGATTGCGTTGTTGGTAAATAGCGCGAGCTCGATTTCATCTTCGTGCACATTATGAAAAATGGTAATATACTTGCATAACAAAGCAATTATCTTATATTTTTGCATTTCATTCAATATGGATGTTGTTTTCAAAAACGAGAAATATGTTTCAATAATGTCAATTACAGAGTATCCATGGTCGTGCAGCGCGTAAAATATCTTAATCGCGTCTGGCAAATTTCCGATCAATAAAAACTCGGTGTACCTTTCAAAATCTGTGCAGCAAATGTTTGTGTAAATATTTTTTGCAAGCTCCAGCGTTAGCGGTTTATCAAGTATGTATAATTTTTCAATATAATTTACAAAAATACGAATTGTGTTGTTTGAGAGCGTGATAACATGTTCGAGAGCGTCCGCCGAGTCACTTGCTCCGGTCATTATATTTTTCATAGCAGGCTCACACTCGATGATGTGGTGCGCAATATCACGAATGATTGCTGCAGTTGGGCTTGGAACTGTCATAATAATTGTTCTCGACTGCAAGCTGTCAATTACCTTTTGAAGATTTGTGCACGCCATTATGAAGTGAACATTATTACCGTACTTGTCCATGCAGTTTCTAAACACCTGCTGGCTCTGCTCGTTAATCAAATCAATGTCATCCAATAATATTATTTTCTTTTTATCTCGAACCAGACTGTTTGTCTGGCTGAACACTTTCAGGTCATTTCGGTAGTATTGTATCCCCTGCTCCTTCAGAGAATTGAGAACCAAAATATTTTCAGAATTAAACGCATCCCCATAATATTCGCGAATTATTGCATTGATGATTGAAGTTTTGCCTACCCCCGGCGCACCCGTAATCAAAACATTTAATCGGTCTATTTTTATTAACGACTTCAGAGTGGTTTTTAACACTGGCGTAAGTTGCTGAAAATCTGATATTGTGGATGGTTGATATTTTACAACAAATGAATGCATACGTTTAATTTTGTATTAAATAGTATTTTATTTCAATTAATAATAATAATATTTAACCATTAAAACATTTAAGCGTTTTAATTCATTTACTAATTAACGCAAATAACGCAAAAAACGCAATGACGAGTGAATCAAAAACGTTTTATGACGTGCTCGGCGTCCCAGCCGATGCAAGTTTAGACGACATTAAAAAGGCGTATCGCCGATTGTCGTTTATTCATCACCCGGATAAAAATAGCTCACCGGATTCAACTCAGATATTTCAGAAAATAGCGGAAGCGTTCTCCGTTCTATCTGACCCAACAAAACGAGAAGTTTACAATCATGAATTGAAATATGGTGGAATGGGTGAACGAATGTTCACAGCCGAAATCAATCCGCATGAAATTTTTAATATGCTATTCGGCGGTGGTGGTGGCCTCGGAGGCGCGGGTCTTGGCGGGTTATTTCACGGTCTCGGTGGAGGAGGAGGAGGCGAAATCCATATTATTCAAGGCAATATGGGTGGAATGGGAATGGGGGGTATTCAGGGAATGTTTCATCCAATGATGATGCATATGCAGCAACAACATCAAGCAATCAATATTATGAATCAACATCGTCAACAACAACAACAGCAACAACAGCAACAACAGCAACAACAGCAACAACAGCAACAACAGCAACAATATCAGCATCAGCAACAGCAGCAACAACAGCAACAATATCAGCAACAACAGCATCAGCAATCCCGTAACAATAGCGTATATGAGCCCGAAATTGTTCTAAAAACGGATTCGGGTTCAGACGAGTCTGAATCAGATTTTATTTTTGAAGAACCGCTACCACCACAATATATCAACCCGATTACCAAGCCACCACTTATAGAAAAGACAATTAATATTACAATGGAACAAGCATATTCTGGAACCACGATTCACGTTGAATACGAACAGCTTGTGCAAGAATCGGATCTTGTCAGTGCCGTAAAACAGGTAACAGTGGCCGTAGCCATTCCACGCGGAACACATAATAATGAAACAATTACGCTGCCTAAGATTGGAAATATCGGCACCAATCGAGTTTTAGGAGACGTGCGATTAACCGTTACATTTATACCGCATGCCACATTTTCAACTGTCGATGGTGCTGGCACTGGCGCTGGCGCTGGCGACAATAACCTGGACATTATTATGCATAAAAAAATAACACTCAAGGAATCCCTTTGCGGGGTGCAGTTTGAGTTCACTCATTTGAACGGAAAATCATATCAGATAATAAATAAGCAAGTCGGTAGCGTAATACAGCCCGAATCTGTAAAAACAATAAATGGTCTCGGATTTGTTCGCGATTCGCCTAATAACGGGGCCCAGCAGCACGGGTCTCTTCAGATTGTGTTTCATGTTATGTATCCAGAAAGCATAAGCGTAGATTTGTATAATGTCATGTCATCATTACTGTAATGTAATCAAGTTTAAACGTTTAAATTATTTGTATGCATTTCAGCTACACCCTTGAAACAATCTAAATCGGAATATCGGTTTGCCTTATACCGATTATTGCAAAATATGTATGGATTCGTTGGCTTGTCAACATAATAAGAAAGCATTCGATCGCTTATATCCATGGTATACAGCTCATCCGGTGTGCTCGGTAGTGACCAAATGAATCTACCTATTTCCACATCGTCCACTACATTTAAATTAATACGAGTTTTGACATGATGCACCAATTCGGAAACTAATGCAGCATTCATGATGATGCATACACCTTGAAAGAATTTTTCCCCCATATACACTTGCATCGCGTTCTCAGTGAGACCATATCTGTCATTTCCGCACTGTAATACGCTAATATGTCCCATTGCAACATATTTATACATTCGTTGCGGTGCGGAATTCCACGCATCTAAATCGAGTAATTCCAAATACAGCATTTCCAAATTTATGAATGTAGATGCGTTTGTGCGAATGATATAGTCATACTTAAACCCACCGGCATTTGGTGCATGCTCTCGCATTTCATTCACATATTGTAGCGCCTTTACGGTTTTTTCAAGAATACCAGGACACCAACTTTCAGTTCCATTTACTGTAATCATTCGGGCTGTTTCATCAACTCGTGTGCTATCGCACTCGTGTTCCGCAACCACGTAATAGAACCGCATATTTTCATAAATATCCGGCCGCTTGGATTTAAGCGTATCAATATACCGCATGTTTAACTTGTAAAATTCATCATATATTATATCATGGTTGAAAACCGCCAATACCATAATGCGTATTGTATGATGCGACATGTGCGTATAAATGATATATAATGATAATAATGATAATGATAATACACAATACAAATAACAACAGTTGTTTGTGTATTATGTATTATCATTTAAATATTAATTCTTATTATGATATTATTCATATTGATTAACTAAGTTGTTACCCATTTTCCATGTCATCATCATCAGACCACTGCGAAATGGATACAACGAGTTCCAGTCTGGCGCAAATGCACCACATTATAGATAGCATATTTCGCAAATACGAAGACAATGATGCCGTGCTCACAAAATTAATTGGCAGTGTCGTGCAGCTTCCCGCATTAATGGCAGCATACGAAGCAACGCTTCACGAAAGAACTGAAAGAAAAAAGGCACTCATTAGCACGTCCGACGAGTTTATCGACCAATTTCTTTCTACTGGCGGACACAATTATTTTTACAACTCCGCTATTGACTTATTTTTCACATACGACAATACGAAATACGATAAAATAGACGAGGATGAGATTGTGCATTCGGCGCTCGTAGCTCTTCAGGACTACCCCGAACTTAAACCGTGGAAATATAAAATTAAAAATCAACTTGTAAAACGGATAAAGGACAGAGAGCTCCTCAATTCCATCCCAGAATCGTGCACCATACAAAAGGTGATTAGTTTATTCTATCCATCCATTTTTACCGGCAGAGACGCTGTAAAGCATTTCTTAACTGTTTTGGGCGATATAATGAACAAGAAAAATGTAAATTTTTACTTTATAAGCGCAAAGGCTAAACAGTTCATTAAAGAACTGTCTATAGAATGCTGCACGCTGTTTGGAACGTCAAGCCTTACCAACGTGTTTAAATTTAAGTTCTATGACCACACATACAGCGAATGTCGATTACTGGACCTGAACGAAAACGGCATATCGTCTATAAATGTTAGCGATTATTCGTCCCCCTTCAAGCGCAACATTGTAGATATCATGTGCGTTGCATCCCATTATTCCAAGCGATTCGGGAGCGCGGACGCATTCCTGGAATCACCGTATTGTAAGGACACCGCGCTCGCCGCGCATTGTTTCTACTTGAAAACGAATGATGATGCGGCCATCGTAAATCGGTTCATTGCTACGACAACCGAGTCGTGTAATAACAGTCAGCATGCAATATCGTGGAGGAAAATGCAATATTTATGGAAGTTGTTTTTGGAAGAAGAACGACTACCTTATGTGATTTTTACAAACCAGCTGAAAACACGACTCATGACACTTCTTCCGCACACGGTTGTGCCTGGCGCGTTGGCACTGTCACTATCATCTACGTCTTCAGACGATGATTCGCATGCAACGGACACGCTGTTATTCACAAGTCTCACGAGTAAGCATCTACCTATTGTGAGCGAGTTTTTATCGTTTTGGAATGAGACGATAGAGACGACCAATGAAGACGACGAGCTGGAACTCGACGAACTAACCGTATTGTTCATGAGTCATATTAAATCCAAGAAGATGTTTCACAAGACTGCGAATAACATCAAAATAACCGATCAATTCATGTGCGGATTGGTAAAGCACTTTTTCGGCGATGTCCATATCGAAGACGACAAGTATCTTATTAATATTGCATCAAAAATGTGGAATAAGAAGCAGGAAATTAGCCAAGCGTTGGCAATTATAGGGGAGGGTGCTGCCGCATCATTTTTAACGTTTTCGAATACGAATACTACTGAAAATATGGGTTCAGCTGGTGCCGGTGCTGGTTGTGGTTGTGGCGGTGACGAATCCGACGATGATTCAGCTTCAACAAAAATGCAACCCCCCGTCTCCCCCCACATGACAATATACAATGCGTATGAGCGATACTGTTCATATTCTTATTCGCGCAAAGCGCACGTGGCGAGCAAGCGCTATTTTGAGAAGTATTACGACATCCTATACAAACCCAACCCACCCCAATAACCCATTATTATACTGTTGGATGGCGGAAGAACGAGAACTGGAGTAGTGGGATTTCTTACTTTTACATTTACCTTCTTGCATTTCATGCGCCGAGTTCCGCTTATCCAAGCTTCAACCTCAATTCCTTTTGCTGCGAGTTGATTTGCGTTTGCGAGAACCGCCACGACCAGGCAGCAATTCAATCAATTGGGCGTTTTCTTTTTCCAATCGGACATTTTCTTTTTCCAATCGGAGATACTTTTCTCTCAACCGGGCGTTTTGGGTTTCCAATCGAGTAATGTATTCTATTATATCATCATGCTTGCGCCCAACTGCTGCAACGGAGTCACGCATGCGCTGGTGTGATTCTGAGAGGGGTGCACTCGCATAAGATGCGACTGGAGCAGCATCACGACGAGCAGCAGCAGCAGCAGCAGCACGACGTTCGGCAATCCAAGCAGTTGCACGAAGTTTAGCAGCAGAAGCACGACGATTTTCGGCAGCCCAAGACGCATGTTCGGCAGCCAAAGCCGCACGTTCGGCATCAGAATATACTTTAGTAGTAGGGTAGGGCATTATTATTGTTATTGTTGGTATTATTATTGTTATTATTATTATTGTTATTATTATTATTATTATTATTATTGTTATTATTATTATTGTTAATTAATCCAGGTTACAACGGGTCCCATTCCGTTGTGCCATTCCGCATACGCCATCGCTTTTGTTGTCGGGCGGTCCAATGCTAACAGGATTTCAAGTGCGCGTTTACGACGATCCACGCTGCTTCCCCCGGGTGGTAATCGCCGAGTAATCTGTTTGAATCTCCACTCGAATTGCAACGCGGCATTCCATGTTGGAAAGCCGGATACATGGCAAATCCGGGCCCACGTTTCACCGCGCGACACACGCATTCCTGTAGCTGTTGCTCCGCCTGCTATTTCCTTGTTGTGCTGACGCAGCCTTCTGTCTAAATTTGTAGTGGCACCGATATATGTTGCACGCCCGCTGGATGCTTCTAATAGATAGACATAAAAATGCTCTTGCTGTTTCTGTTGATCCTGCTCCTGCTCCTGCTCCTGCTCCTGCCCTTCTGAAATATCTTGAGATGCGGATGTCATAGTTTTATAGTTTTTGATAATTAATTGCTAAATTGATTTATAATTATCAAAGTTATATTTAAATTTTATTTACATTGCACGGCTTCGCAAGTTATACTTGCTCCTTACTACGTGTTTTACGGTATGGCACACCTGGTCATGGCATTTACGCGACCCTTTTGCGCATTTTTTAGTTTTTGCGTATGCACTCTTTACAACGCATTTACCCGTGTGACAACGGCGTTTTCCCTTAACACACCTTTTGGTTTTGGATTTCATGACGAATGCTAAATATAAATATTATAATATACTATAATATTTTTATTTTTAAAAATAAAAAATCAATAAAAAATTGTAACTTTTAACATTTAACTATGAATTAAAATTATGCCGGTTGTATTTGAGGCGCGTCGGGTAAATATACCTGTTTGCAAACCGTTTTTACAATTTTGCGAATGTCCTTTTCACCCGTATCTGCCAACGTTTTCAAAAGCAGCGTATTGTATTGTAACTGCAATTTCTCGTCACAATGAAGGTTTGGGAGTCCGTTTTTCCAATTTTCAACCGAGAGAATTTGTTTATACGCAATATCATTAACGCTTTTTCGAATGTGTTCCTGCGTTTCATCCCGCTCCCACTGCTCGTTGTCCTTAACGTATAATATGTCCCGCTTCAGGTCGGTGCAATGTATCGGGCGCTTATACACATCCATATCGTTCAGTCCTTGAACCAAAACATTTGAAATGCTTTCGACGAGACCGCGTTCTTCGGTAACGTGCAAATCCTGCATTGTAATTCGAATAGAATTTACAAAGTCCGAAATGTTCACTGCGTCCTTGCACTGTTCGTTAAGAAACACGTTGACATTGAATTTATTGTGATTGGTGGTATTCATGATCATGGTTGTTCCAATGCGCGGAACAATGTCCTTTATTATCTTCATCATTTCCGCGTTGTCTTTTAATAGCCGGTCTATTATTTCATCTTTGGCCACCTGTGAATTTGACGAACTTGTATACGCGTGTTCGTGCGTCGTCACAACATTGGACTGTTGCTGTTGTTGCTGTTGCTGTTGCTGTTGCTGTTGCTGTTGCTGTTTGCATTTTTTCTCATGATACCATGCACTGTTTCGAGCACTGTATGTTCGGTTGCATATTCTACAAGCGTATGAATCTGATATGGCGGTGGAAGTAGTAGTAGTAGTAGTAGAAACGATCAACGAATCAGGGGTTGTAAATGTAGGAAACGTTGCACCATCATCTATCGTGGTTTCAGTTTCATGTACTTGCGGCGATACCGACAGTTGTTCAATCCGTTTATTGTGTTTTTTGGTCGTAACGTGACGAGCGTAGTCGCTATATTTTAGACTATTAAACCCGCACGCTGAACATTCATATCGGCACGACGTGGTGAGCAACGCAGTTGGTTCCATTTGCCTTATCATCTCTAATAATATATTATTTATTAAATTTTAATATTATTTTTTTGTTTAAGTTGTTAAACATAAACATAATACTATTTATTATCCATTATCCATTATCCTTCATCATTCATCGATATCCAATATATATCTCTTAGTTCGTAAATCCGCTGATAAGCTCGCCGTTCTTGTAAACGCGGCATCTGAAATTCTGATTCGCCGGTCGCTTGCAGACCACGTTGTTGCTTTTGAGTTCATTAAAAAAAAGCAGCGATTCGTTTCCGCTGGCAAGGATGGTGAACACCACGCCAAATGAAAGAACTGCGCCTATGGCCGTTCCTAAAACAACACCCAGTGTGTCGGTGCAATCATGTGACAGCGACATAAATGTGTCGGTCAGGTAGAGCACTGTTACCATTCCGATAACGCCATAATTATATGTGTCATTTACAACCATTGGATAGAGCAAATACACTAATGTATACGCTATGATCGCGCTATTTAGCGCCGGGCTGTACGAGTGCGTGTCGCCACCCATTGGAAAATCAAAGACTCTGCATAGCGGATGCTTATTTATAACCGGGTCACTCGCATCCATTACAATCGCAATAAGAAAGTTCACAAGTGCAAGTATAAGCACGCATGCAAGATATACGAAACCCTTAATACCCCATTGACTATCGAAAAGCGACACCAATACCAGGAAAAAAACCAGAAAAAATGGAGATATGCGCGCAGCCAACTTTAAATAGTTAATAACGCTCGCAGTAAGACCATCGAACATTCTCTCTATTTGCGTTTATATTTAATATTTATTATTTGGGGTTATTTGTGTTTATGTTTATGTTTATGTTTATGACGGTTGTGTTTTATTCGATGTATGTATTCTAAATAGTTAACTACGTATTAACTATAATAAATATAATAATATATAAAATATTATTAAATAAATATAACAATAATTTATAAATTCATCAATAAATAAATATCAAAAATAGGATGAATGAATGTGTTCCCGATGGTATAAAATATAAAGATGATAATAAGTCCGAACCGATAATCGAAAATGGAGCCAGCATCAACCCATACCCGACACTCGCGGAATTAATATGCAATGTAAGTAAAATTATAAAAGAAGCTCGTCACAATGATTTGATGTATCCGGAACTCGCCGAAATATCCACATACCGCGATTTGAACATTTGGATTCACAAACACTATCGCTTATTTTATTCCGTATTTCAAACGGACTTATTATGCGTTATGGCATCTATACCCAAACATCATTTATAATGTTTACTTTTTTACACATTTTTTAGTTTTTTTATTTCGTCTTTTACCATTAGGACACCTTTTGGTGTTTCTTTTTTTTTGTTTTCTTATTATTTTTCGTTTTCTTATCAGTTCTTCTATTAATTTAATATCAGCTTTATCCTTTTCCCGTATCATCGTTTTTTTTCCAGCGAAGTAATGTTTTTTTATTAAAATATAAATGTTTATTATCGTCTCTATTTAGTCCATCGTGGTTTAATAAATATTCTATACGACATAATTATAATTATAATTATAATTGAAATTATTATTATTATTATAATTATTGGGGATATTTTATTTATATTTATGTATTAAAATTCTGAATCAGACGTCCTGTTCCCACCTCGAGTGTTTAAATATTTCACCTGTTCCGCACTCATGCAAGCACATCCCGTGCTTGAACTGTATGGTCCGGGACAGCATTCCGGCTTGAATTGGTTGTTCTTAAAAAAGAACAGTTCACCGTCCGGAAGAGGCACAGCAGTGCCGACGTATGTATTTACCTTACCCGCGGTGGATTGATAACCCAGATCGTTCGAATACTTGTTCGCCTTGCTTATCCAACTGCCAGTGATATCCGTATTGTTCTCCCCACCGCGATACGTGGCGTAATCGCTGAAAGCCTCGCTCTGGTCAGCATGCGTATTGGTAGCCGTTTGTTGTTTCGCGGGTTCTGTTGCGGGTTCGGGGGTGGGTGTTGCACCACCACCACCTAAAGCAAGTCCTGCGCCCAGGGCACCCAAACCCATTCCCATTCCAGACCCGGAGGATGTAGAAGCAGGAGCGTTACGATGTTCATTTGCGGGCACAGCTCCAGCCGATCCGGAGGCAGTAGTTGGTGGTTCTGCTGGCTTATTCATATTTTCTTCACCTTCCGTAATAGCACTAAATGCCTCTGAAATAGGAACCTTTGCACAGGAACATAATAAATGTCCACCCATTATCATTCCAAGCAGCAGTGTAATAATAATGACTTCAAGCCGAAGCGTCAATCCGAAAACTCGAATTTCCATAATTTATAAGTGATATAATTTATGTATTTTATGTAAAGTGATTATAAAATAATTGTTGTTTTTATTTCGTGATATTATTTTTTATTTATTTATTTATTTATTTATTTATTATATTTATTTATATCACGTATTCTATTTTAAATTTAAAAATATTTGATGTTGCTAAATTTAAATGTAAATTTAAAATTTAAAAATTTTAAAAATGTTTATAAATTATAAATGCAGCCAAAAATGCCATAAGCGTTGTGAATAAGGCACTCGTGTAAAAATTACGACGAACGTCCGACATGGTGTTCAGTGTGAAAACGCCCTTAATGTCATAAATATTTCCCATCGCTTGCACATTAACAACGATACCGTAGACCAGAATTAACGATGCAATGCATCGAACTGAAAGCATCAGCAGTTGACCACTGGGTCTAAAAGGGCCAACTATGAATAACAATATAATAATAAACGCGGCAACTAATGTCATGCATGTTGTCCGCGTGCCTTCAAAAAAATCATGCATTCGTTTTGAAGTGGCCGCATTTTGCTGATCTGATGGTGCAAATTGGTCTGTTTTTAATGACGGCATGGGGCGTTTGTTTTAGTAAGAAGGTTGAATTAATTTAATAAAATAATTTAATTTAATTTAATTTAACCAAAAACAGAGTTTCTTATTAATTAATTAATTAAATATTTATTGTATAAAAGTATAATATAATAAATAAAATTATTCGCATACAAATATTCAATTCAAATTAATCATTCACATGCTTAACGGAACCCTTTTTCTTCTGATTTTACTTATAGTAATATTGGCATCATCCATGATATTTGGAGGCTATGGAGCTTTAGAAGGTGCAGTAGGTAAGCGCGAAAATAAGCCCAAGTGCACCGGAGCGCATTGTATAAATTAAAGGGTAATTTAGTTATTATTAATATTATTAATAATATTAATATTATATTAATATTTGATTTATTGTTTTAACATTAATTCGGTTTTCATTTTCATAAGATTATCAACTTCTCCCTGTTTTGTTGAAATATCTTTTTGATTTCTGTCGTTATCTTCGGTAAGTTGTATCTTTTTTTTATTTGCAGTATCTAATTCTTCTTTTATTTTGGCAAGTGTTGCATCGGCATCGACTTTGGTAGCTGAATCAGGTTTTTCTTTTGATAATAATAATGAGTCTACCGCTATTTGAGCTGCATCTTTCTTTTTTGTTATAACGCCAATCATTTGATTCGTATTTGCTATTTCATCATCGATATCTTTATGTTCTCTGATAAGACTCACAAGCTCTTCCTTGGCATTATTCTCTTTATTTGTCGCAGCGCCGACGGACTCTTGTTTTTCTCTATCTTTATTAATGGCATCTGCGTCAGCTATAACATCATATGGTTTGGTGCTGAAAACAGCATCTTTAATTGTCGAAAACATTCCGGATTTGTCGGGAGAGGCGTCCGCGGTTTGACGTTTTTGCTCGACTACCTTTTGTATTGCCGCGCGAGTATCGGCTTTAAGTTTAATAAGCGCGACTTCCATATTTTCTTGCATTTTCTCTTCCACTATAACGCGAAGCAGTTTCATGCCTGTATAAAAATCGCGTTCGCATCCCATGTAAAGCTGCATTATTTGGTCTCGGGTTTCGTTTACAATTGAATCCAAAATGTCTGATGTAAGCGATGGGTGTATCGTAATTTTGGGGGCAGAGTCAACCATCACAATTAAAAACATTTTATCTAAAATTTTGAGAAGATTGGTTCTTGATCGGTCTGCATTGTTCATCATTGTTTTAACATGGCCAACGTAGTCCGAAAATGCTCCATTTTGTTTCGTTGCACCTTTTGGCGGGGATGTAAATGACCCAGTTAGATTGGAAGCGCTGGCACGCATATATTTGTCCTGAAGCTCGGCATTTTTCCTGACCCGTTCGATTTCTATTTTTTCAACAACTCGAGGGTCTTGTCCTGCCGGTTTGTTCAATTCGGGAACTGGTGCCGGCTGTGCGGTTGGAATATGCGGTCCGCACTCCGGGATGCGTTTTGCCAATGATGCAATATTAATGTCCGAAAACCGTTTTATGGTATCGGGTTTGTTGGAAGACCCTGTAAATGCACTGAACAGCATATTTAGGTCGGACTCATACTTTGAACTCATATTAGCGCTTCGTTGGTTGAACACCCCCTTTTCAAAATCGTAAATGTCGTTATAAAGTGGTTCTAAATCTGGAAAACCAGGTTGGGTCATCATGGAAGAAGATTCTGATGCGTAAAGCGAACATACGGTTGGCTGCACCGAAACGTGCTCACCTTTTCCATTTTCATCGCGCACTAATCGCGCAGATTTAAGAAGCGTCTCGATTCGAACCTTGCAAAAGTCAGGGGGTCCTCCAGAACTTCCATTTTCAATGGTCGCTTTCCAGTTGGGCGATACCGTGGAATAAATAGCAGAAAAAACATGGGCAATTCGAACGTAAAACCGCGCTATTCCATTGCACATAGTTTTCTTTTTGTCTCGCATACCAGACTCAATAGCAGCAAGTTCATTTTTGGATATGTATAACACCGAATCTTTTTTTAGATCTCCCATCGCTAAATAGTTGATTTGCTTTGTGGTGAATTTTTTAGCGAGCAAATCTCTGGTTAATATCGTTAAATCTTTGCAATAATCCTCATTCGACAACTCGCTGAAACGTTTAAAATCGGGTGTCATAATAAAATTGGCTGCAATTAAATTGACCCGCCTTCTGAATTCTTCGGCACCCCGATTACCCGACGTTGTTGTTGCAGAAGTTGAACTACTCGCACCCATTTTGTATGATAATTATTTGTATTCTACTAAATTTTATTACTATTGTTATTATTTATTACTATTATTATTACCTATTATTATTATTAATATAAATAATATTGTATATTATTTAATTGTTAATAAAATTGAATTTAAACATAATATTATGTGTTTGAGTTAATTACGCGGTAACATACATACTACATACAATACATACATCATACATACACATCATTAGATGGATATGGCAACTATAACTATGGCAGCAGAATTGAATGGCTCGGCTGCGACGACATCAGTAGGCCCGATACTGTCGACAACGATGGCGTCAAAATCAGGCTCTGGAACAAGAAATAGACACACGAATGCTTTATCATCTGCGAATGCTACCCAGTTGTCGCGTAGACGCAAGCGCGACCTTTGGATGAAAATAGATGCAGATTTTGTATCTTGTAATGTGCTCGCTATGGGTTTATCAATGTCGTCATCGGCAGATGCGGATACAGTACTTAAAGACCAAGACCGAACTACCACATATTCAAATGTAACAACTGCAAACGCAATAGAATGCATATATCGAACGAGTGGACTTCGCGAATATTGCGACGCATGTGGAACCATCGTTTCCGTTACAGACGAAGGGTTTACTGCATGTTCCAATCCATCGTGCAGTATCATATACAAGGATGTGCTTGACCATACGGCTGAATGGCGGTATTATGGTGCAGACAGCAGT